TACAGAAGATCAACCCAAGCAGCATCATCGAGCTGTTTCAGCTTGAGTTGCGGGCGGCGATCCACGGTGTCGACTTTACCTATTACTTTCACAACGGCACCAACTCGTTCAACAGCAACGGCAACATCATTTGGGACGGCAACACCTATTCCGCGTTCCCAATTGAGGTCGAAGGGTTCGAATACCAAGGCCAAGGCCCCTTGCCGCGTCCCAAAATCCGTGTTGCAAACCTGCTTTCCTCAATCACCGCAATTCTTCTAGAGGTCAACACTTCGACCCCAGGAAACGACCTGACAGGGGCCAAGCTGACGCGGATTCGCACTCTGGTCCGCTACATCGACGACGAAAACTTCCCCGATGAGGACGACGGCAACCCGTTCGGCACCGAAGACACCACCGCAAAATTCCCGGACGAGATTTACTACGTGGCCCGTAAGGTCACCGAAAACCGGGATGCCGTCGAATTTGAACTCGCCGCAGTTTTCGACCTAGCAGGCGTTCGAGCTCCAAAGCGCAGTTGTACTGCGAACCTCTGCCCCTGGATCTACAAAGGCACCGAGTGCGGCTACAGCGGCAGCAACTACTTCGATGAAAACGATAAAAAAGTTGACAGCGTCGACGATGACAAATGTGGCAAGAAATTAAGCAGCTGCAAAGTGCGTTTTGGCGATAACAATGAACTACCCTTTGGGGCATTCCCTGGCATCGGCGCGTTTAACGGATGAAGCAGATGGCTAAGCAGAAGGCTCTGGAGCACGCGCAGGCAGAGGACCCGCGTGAGTCATGCGGCCTCCTTGTCGTCATCAAGGGCCGGGAACACTATTTTCCATGTAAAAACCTGGCCGAGGGCACTGAGTTCTTCATCCTCGATCCCGCTGACTACGCCGCCGCTGAAGACAAAGGTGAAATCACTGCCGTCATTCACAGCCATCCCATCACCCCACCGATCCCCAGCCAAGCCGATCGCCTTGCGTGCGAGAAGTCTGGCCTGCCGTGGCACATCGTCAATCCGAAAACTAAGCAGTGGGGGCACTGTGAACCCGAGGGCTACACCGCTCCACTGATTGGACGGGAGTGGGTTTGGGGCGTTACCGATTGCTGGACCTTGGTCCGTGACTGGTACGCCGAGCACGGCATCAAGCTCCGCGACTGGGATCGTCCCACCACCCCAGAGGAATTCAACAACGCGCCAATGTTTGACGACTGCTGGCGCGACATCGGCTTCTATGAGGTCGATCGTGATGAAATGCAGAAAGGCGACGCTCTGCTGATGAGCATCGAGGGCCGCGGCCTCAATCACGTTGGTGTCTACATCGGCGATCAGCTGGTGCTCCACCATCTCCGTGGTCGCCTGTCCAGCCGAGATTTATTAGGCGAATGGCTTCTAAAATGCACAGGTAAGGTGTTGCGGTATGGAAAAGGAAATTAGGGTCTATGGTCCGTTAGCCAAATTCGTCGGTTTCCGCCGGATCATGGCTGAAGTGAGCAACGCCGCTGAAGCGGTGCGGATGCTGATCGCTAATTTCCCTGGCCTTGAGCAGCACATGATCGAGCACGACTACAAGGTCGTCGTTGATCGCTATGAGGCCGACGTCGAGGAAATTGCTTACCCTGCCTCACAGACGATTCAGATCATCCCTGTCATCGGCGGCGCTGGTGGCGTTGGCAAGGTCATCGCTGGCGTCGCTTTGGTTGCCGCTGCGATTGTCCTTGGCCCGGCAGTTGGCGGCTTCTTTGGTTTGGGCGCTGGTCTTGCGAGTGGTGGTGCCGGAATTATCGGTGGCGTTGCAGCGACTATTGCGGGAACAGTGGGCTTGGGTCTAATCGCGATGGGCGTGTCGCAGATGCTGACCCCGACGCCCAAATTGAACGCGGTTGGAGGACAGGGCTTTGCCCGCCAAGGCGCAACCAGCTCTGAAGGCACGGCGCAAGACCCGCAGGATTCCTACTCGTTTAGCGGCATTCAAAACACGTCGAAACAAGGCGTTCCAGTCCCGCTGATCTATGGAGAGACGGTAGTCGGATCTATCGTGATTTCAGCAGGCATCGACATCGACAGCTGACCGTCATGACGAAGCAGATTATTGGTGCTGGCGGCGGTGGCCGTCAACAGCAGGTAGTTCAGAACGTAACGGTACAGCAGGTTGCCGCGCCTGCCGCCAGAAGTCCTCGTCGCGATGCCGATAACCTTGCTTCCACCGCCTACGCAAATCTCCTCGACCTAATCAGCGAGGGAGAGATTGAGGGTTTTCCGTCGGCAAGGGATTACACCCGTGGCACGGACAATTACAACAAGGCTCTTCTGAAAGACGTCTATCTAAACAACACTCCGGTGCTTCGTTCGGGGGCCGATGTCACCGACTTAAGCAACAGCGACTATAACTTCAGTGGCGTTACCGTAAAAACACGCTACGGAACTAATTCCCAAGAATACATTGACGGTTTTGACGCCGTTGAGGACATCAAGTCAGTCAACATTGAAGTCAAAAACGCAATCCCGGTTACGCGCCAGATTACCGACACCAACGTAGATGCAGTTCGTGTCACTATTGCAATCCCGCGCCTGGAACGCGCCACCAATGAGGGCGACGTCCTGGGCACCAGCGTCAACCTTAAAATCGACGTCCAGTACAACGGCGGCGGCTTTAGCGAAGCCAAAGACGTAAGCATCAGCGGCCGTACTGCCGACAAGTACGAGCGTGATTACATTGTCAATCTTGATGGTGCGTTCCCTGTCGACATTCGAGTTCGACGTACGTCTGGTGATTCAACCGATCAAAACGTCAATCCCAGCTTTTTTGTCTCCTATACAGAAATCATCTACGAGAAGCTCCGTTACCCAAACACCGCACTTGTAGCGGTCAAGTTTAACGCAGAGCAGTTCAGCTCAATCCCTTCGCGCCAATACAGGGTTCGAGGGATAAAAGTTGCACTGCCCAACAACGCCACCGTAGACGCAGATACCGGGCGTGTTACGTACAGCGGCACCTGGACCGGGACCTTCGGCGCTGCTCAATGGTGCAGCGATCCGGCTTGGATTTTATGGGATCTACTTACAACTTCACGCTATGGCTTTGGTGATCATATTGCTGCCAATCAATTAGATAAATTTGCCTTCTATTCAGCGTCCCAGTACTGCAACGAACTTGTTGACGCAGGCTTGGGTGATGGCACGAAAGAAGCTCGCTTCAGCTGTAACGCGCTAATCCAAAACCAGTACGAGGCCTACAAGCTGATTAATGACCTGTGCTCCGTCATGCGGACACAGCCGTACTGGTCAACCGGCACTCTCACGATCACTCAGGACAAGCCCACCGACTCTACTTACCTGTTCAACCGCAGCAACGTTCTTGAGCCCGGCTTCACTTACCTAGGGTCCGACCTCAAGACACGCCACACCGTTGCCGTTGTTGCATACTTAGATCTCAATACCCGCGAACTGAATTACGAGGTCGTCGAGGATCGCGATGCCATTGAGAAGTACGGCGTAATCACAACTGAGGTCAAAGCATTCGCTTGCACATCTCGCGGGCAAGCCAATCGGCTCGGCCAGTGGCTGCTTTATACCGAGCAGCAGGAAACAGAGGTCATCAGTTTTACCGCAAGCATCGAAGCCGGCACGTTGGTGCGTCCGGGCAACGTCATTGACGTGAACGATCCAGTGCGGGCAGGTGTTCGCTACGGCGGAAGGATTGTTTCTTCAGGTGCCAGAACCATCAGCGTCGACGATGCCACTGGTCTTCCTAGTGACGACGCTACGCTCTCAGTGCTTTTGCCTGACGGAACGCTTGAAACTAAGAGCATTGTTAGTCGCACAGGCACTCTGATTACAGTCAATGAGGACTGGACAACGCAGCCCCAGACAAATAGCGTTTGGATTATTCAGACCGATTCAATCCAGACTCAGCAGTACCGAGTCCTGAGTGTTGCCGAGAAAGAAGGTCACCTCTACGAGATCAGCGGCCTTAAGTACAACGTCAGCAAGTACAACCACGTTGAGCGCGGTTACGAGCTTCAGAGTCGGACGATCACCAACCTCAACGCAGCTCCGACGGCTCCCGAAAACCTTGAGGCCAGCGAAAAGTTCTACGCCTCGAACGACCAAGCCAAGGTCAAAATCATCCTCAGCTGGCAGGCCATCAAGGGCATTCCTCAGTATCGGGTGCGGTATCGCGAGGAAAACGGCAACTGGGAAAGTGCGGTCGTCAGCAAGCCCGACTACGAGGTCTTAGACACCAAGGCCGTTCCTTACAGCTTTGAGGTTTACGCAATCAATGCGCTGGGGCGCCAGTCGGCTAACCCAAGCGAGCTGAACTACAACGCAGTCGGCAAGACCGCAATTCCAAACGACGTTCAAAATCTGCGATTCGAAGCTACTAGCGACAAAGAAGGCACCCTTAAGTGGGACGAGTCCACTGAGATTGACGTTAAGAACGGCGGCAAGGTCTACATCCGCCATAGCAACCTTACCGATGGCAGCGCGACCTGGACTAATTCGGTCGACTTGATCGAGGCTATCTCTGGCTCATCAACCAGCACAAAAATTCCTCTTATTGAGGGCCAAGTGCTGGTCAAGTTTGCAGACGATGGAGGCCGTGTCAGCGCAAACGCTACGAGCGTACTAATTGACCTGCCTGACACCATCGGACGCCTGCTGTTGGAGCAGCGACGCGAAGACGCAGACTCACCTCCGTTCCAAGGGCAGCGAACCGACACTTTCTATAGCGACGAGTTCGACGCCTTGACTCTTGATGGAGCTCTTGATATAGACGACAAAACAGACGACATAGACGAGTGGCCCACCATGGACTTCCTTGGTGACATCGTCAGCTCCGGTGAATATGAATTCACAAATACGCTTGACCTTGAAGGCGTGTTTTCCTTGGACCTGGAGCGACGGTTTGTGACCCGCGGCTTCTACCCAAGCGATCTGTTTGACGCAAAAACGGAAAATATCGACCTTTGGGACGACTTCGACGGAGACGCGGCCGACAAGGTCAACGCGAAACTGCTTGTCCGCAGAACGGATGATGACCCAAGTGGCACGCCGACTTGGAGCAACTGGCAGGACTTTGCAAACGGCACCTTTAAGGCCAGGGCGTTCCAGTTCAAGGCCCAGCTAACCAGCAGTGACACTGCCCAAAACATCCTTATTGACGAGCTCGGCTACGTCGCGCAGTTTGCACGCCGTCAGGAGCAGAGTGCAGCGGCTGTCGCAAGCGGTGCAGGAACCAAGGCAATCACGTTTGGCAACGCCTTCTTTACGGGAACAGCGTCACTACTTGGCACGAACAGCAACCTTCCAAGCATCGGGATAACGGGCCAGAACTTGCAGACAGGTGACTTCTTCGAGGTCAGCGGGGTCAGCGCTACTGGATTTAGCGTGACCTTCAAGAACAGCGGCGGCACGGCCGT